ACAACATAATCATAATGTTGTCTAAAAGATAATCTATATTTTTTATAAATATTATCTTGCATTAAATCATATTTTTCCAAAGCATATTCTCCATAACATACATAATATTGTAAATCTAATTTGAAACCATTTGCACATCCCTCATTAATTTTTAAATATTTTTCTTTTGTAATCTTTGCCATATACATCGCTCCATTTCTCTTATTAGTTTATTTGCAAACTAACAAACCTAGGGCTATTAATTATAGTAGGTCGTTTCTGATTATCTCTCAAATCGTGCTGTAACCAACAGTGTCAATTTTTATACTATTAACAACCCTGGGTTCATCAGTTTGCACTGATAAACCTGCTTTTTTGGGTTCACTAATGACTAATAATTAAGTGTGCCAGCCGTTCTATCACTTTTCATAGGCTTTTTAAGTCTCTTTGTACAGCACATCAACCTTTTTATGTCTAGATAGTTTACTTTATAAGTCTAGCATAAATGTATTATCTAAAATACTAGGTTATTAGGTCTCATATATAAAATTGTCAAATAACATCTATTAGTATATACAACTAATGCCTTTTTTAATGTGTTAAGGTCACTCATTCTAACATTTGCAAGTTCTTTTCTCACTTGCACCTTAATTGTAGCATATATCTTTTTTTATTGTCAATAATATTTTTAACTTTTTTAACTTTTTTATTATATATACTTTATTAAAGATATTAAAGTTATAGTTATATATACCAATATGCACTTTTTACGCGTGAAAGTGTTTTTAATATATATTATATTAATATGTTAATATAAAAGTATATTATTTTAATATAGTAGTATATTAAAAATTTTTTTTAGGGGTGAAAAGGGCTTTTTTTGAGTATTTTATGAAAAGTTATGAATATTATAAAAGATAATAAAATTATATCTTTATTATTATTATTATTATTATTATTATTATATATCTTTTATAAGTTTTTTATCTTTATTATTATTTTATAATTATATGAAAGATATTAAAATTAAAAATTTGAAAAATAATAAAAAAGTTATTGACAATATTAATAAAATATGTTATAATTAAAGGATCTGATTCTTTTATAAAACATGGGGGTGGGGTTTGAAAGGGTATGGCTGAGCATTTTGGCTACGGGTGTGCGCGCGGTATCGTAAAACATACAAAAATCTCTCTCCTATAAAAAATCTCTCAAATAAAAAAAAATCTCAAAATCTCTAACCACCTCCAACACATCAACCAATTATCATGGTATAATTATATTAGGTGATACTATGAAAGAAATAACTAAGCTAATGATAAATGAGTTTAAATTAAAAGAATTAGGATATGATATGATGGGCTATACTTTTAAAAGTACTAAAGAACTATCATTTCATCATCTTAGGATTCCTAAGAGATTATGTCAGAATATAGAGGGTAAAGGCTATACTAGAAATAATGGAGCAATATTAAAACAATCTTCTAGTCATGAGTATTTGCATACAATAGAGTTATATGATAGAGATATGTTCCTAGCAATAACTAGACTCTTGTGTGTGGAGAACGACTTGGGTAGGATAGATATAGATACATTAAAGAGAATAAGAGATATACTTCTAGCATTTGAGGCGGAGTATCAGGATAAGAGAAACGGTAATGGTAAATTAATTATCAAAAAGGACTATACAAATAGGATAAAACTGTGATATAATGTATTTAGGATGTGAATCCTGATGATTATTCATATAATACCTCGAGAAAAGTTATTTTCTCACCCCCGAAAGCTGCATTTGCAGCTTTTTATGTTATAATAACCACTCGAGGGAGTGATGTTATGAGTAAATATAATAAAATACATTGGACTAAACCTTTGTATGATTCTTTTGTAAGTGATGCAATTTTGACAGATTTAGAGAAGAAAGTATTATATGCTAGAGTCTGGGAGAACGATAAATGGACTATTACAAGTATGTCTTTGGAGTTTAATGTCTCTAGGTCTACTATTAATAACTGTATTGCTAGTATTCGGAGGAAATATGACTATTTATCTAGTCTAAACCCAGATAAATATCCAGAAAGGCAAAAAGTAAACAAAAATTGAGTATTTAGTGTGCAAAGAGAGTGTAATCATTGTGTTTTACACTCTTTTTATTATGAGATAATGTAATCAAAGGGAGTGAGTTTATGAATGGATTTAATCCTCAACTATATAATATTGATAGGCAAATTCAAGAGGAAAGAGCTAAAATGGCTGAGTTAGAAAGACAGAAGATACAAGCATATTCTCAGCCAACTATACTTAATCAAACTATACAAACAGGTCCAGGTGGACAAGGAGTTAGATATGCTGAGAGCATAGATGATGTAAAAAGAGAGATGATATTTGCAGATACTTTATTTGTTAATAAAGCATTTACTAATATGTGGTTTAAGTCACCTAATGGCAACATTAAGACTTACCTTTTAGAAGAGTTTATACCTAAAGATGAGAAAGATTTACAAATTGAAGCACTTAAAAGAGAGCTAGAAGATTTGAAGAAGGAGATAAAAGATGAACCAAATAGGTCAAGGGATAATGCAACAACTAAGAGCACAATATCCGAATCAGTATCAACAACTGCAACAGATGAAGCAGAATAACACTCCAGAGATGTTATTAAAAAACACTTTAGGTAAACAATCTCCAGAACAAAGGAAGAAATTATATGATTTTGCAAAAAGATTTGGTTATTCTGATGACCAAATTAACCGAATAGAAAATATATTATCTAATTAGGTATCAACACATTGTGTTTGATATAGATTTATAGAAAGGAGAGATATTATGAACGGAAACTCAATAGTTCCAACAGTAGACCTTTGTGGAAACAATGGTGGCTGGGGTGGTAATATGGGAGAATGGATTCTAGGTATTATTGCTCTAGGTATGCTAGGTAATGGTGGAATGTTTGGTGGTTTTGGTGGTGCTAATGGTGAGATGGCTTATATGTATCCTTGGATAGCTAATGGTCAACAAGAAATAATGAACAACACTAATAATGGATTTGACACTTTACACATAAGTAATCAAGTTGAAGGTGTAAGAGATTCATTAGGAAACATTGCTACTCAAATTTGTGGTTCAACAGCTGATATAGTTTCTGCTGTAAATACAACTGCATATAATGCAGAGATTGCTGCAGCTAATAGACAAATGGCAAACATGAACCAAAACTTCAATAACCAAATCTCAACACTTCAAGGATTTAATGGTTTACAAAAATCTTTAGATACTTGCTGCTGTGAAAATCGTTTAGCAACTTGTCAAACTCAAAACATAGTTCAAAATGAAGCTAACCAAACTAGATTTGCTGATGCTAATAATACAAGAGATATTATTACTAATGCTACAGCAAATACTCAAGCTATCTTAGACAAATTATGTCAATTAGAGTTAGATGCTAAACAAGATAAGATAAATGATCTTGAAAGACAAAACTTAATGTTAAGTCTAGACAAATCTCAAACAGCACAAAATGCATTTATTGCACAAGGATTCGCTAATGAGGTAGACCAATTATATAATAGATTGTCAAATTGCCCAGTCCCATCAACTCCAGTCTATGGACGCACTCCAATTTTCACTTGTAACAACAATGGATGTGGATGTGGAGCAAACCAATTTATTTAATAGCATAGGTTGATAACAACTGCTCGAATACGAGAACTTGCTAAATTTAGAGAATAAGCAAGTCTTATTCTCTTTTATTATGAAAGGAGATATAAATATGATAGAGAGTATACAAGAATTGCCAGTAACATTAACAAATAATGAAGCAAAGCTAATATTTAGTGCTGATACTATAAGAACAAGAAGTGCTTGTCAAAATAACCCTAAAAGTTGGTTATGTCATCAAACAGGTAACCCATTATATCAAGTACTAGGTAATGGAAACTGTAATTGTAACGGAACAGCAAAATATGAAGTAAGCTTCAATGCTAATATTAGTGGAGCTACTGCTGGAACACCAGTTGCACTTGCATTATTTGAAGATGGAGTAATTGTTCCAGGAACAACAATGATATCAACAGTAACAGCAGCTGGAGATGTTTCTAATGTATCTTTTGAGAATACTATTGAGGTATGTGGAAGAAGTAATGCTACATTAAGTATCGGAAGTGTACCAAGTGTTCCAGATTTTACTGATTTAACTGCTCCAGGTGTAGCTACACAAGCTCCTATTGTAGCAAATGCTACATTTAGTATAGAAAAGATCGCATAATGACTAATCCAGTAGATACAGCATCTTTACTTTTACAAATTATAAATTTAGAGTTATTATTTAAAGATTTTAATAATACTGACTTAATGAAAAAGTTAAATGTAATAATCGAACAAAATAAAAATATTATAGAACTCCTAGAAAGGAGAGATTAAAATGGATGAAATGATAAAGAAAATCGAAGAATACATCACAAAGAAAAGTAAACAAGAATTCCACACAGTAGATAAAGATGAATTATTTAAAGTTGTGGATATTTATAAAGACTTAAAGGAGGTACAGAGTATGAACGGATATGGAAATGCATATGGTCGTGGTTATGGAGAAAATGTTGGGTATAATGCTTATAATGCATATAACGAATATAATCGTAGAGGAGTAGATTCTAAATATAGAGCATCTAGTTATATGGATGGCATGAGAGGAAGCTATGAAGCTTATGAAGAAGACAGAAATGAATTTAATGCTGGTGGAAACTATGGAGCTAAAGAAGATGGTTTAAAAGATTTAGATTCTATGTTACATTATAATTATAAATTAATAAAATATATCAAAGAAACAGCAACTTCTCCAGAAGAAAAAGAAATCGTTAAAAAACATTTTAATAAAGCTAAAGAATTAATGAATGTATAGATATTATAATAGAAACCCTAGAAATAGGAATATAGAAGACTGTGTTATACGCAGTATATCTTTACTTACTGATAGAAGTTGGGAAGATGTTTATAAAGAACTTGCACATTTCTCTTCCAAAGATGGTTATATGACAGACAATGTAGAGTTTGTAGAGGATTATTTAGATGATAGATACCCTAGACAATGTCATTACTCAAAAAGTGTTGGAGAGTTTGCATATGAACACCCAGTTGGTAAATATGCAGTAACAATGCCTAATCATATAACAGCTATAATAGATGGTGTTATTTATGATACATTTGATCCATCAGATAGAATAATGAGATGTGCATGGAAAATAAAAGACTAGAAATAGTCTTTTTTAGTACTTTACAATATTTATTTTTAGAGTTATAATGATATTGTTAGGGTAAATGTTTTTACGGGAAACATTCCTCCAATTATGCTGCTATTAAGTTTACTGCTCTAACAAGCTCCTTTCTACTGGTAGATTAAGAATTCTTAATCTACTTTTTATTTACTTTTTGTTAAAAATAATATATAATTAATTTGGGTGATAAGATTTTATTTTTATTACCTAGTTGCATCATTAATTCCATTTCAACTGGTTGGGAGTATTAGTACTCCCCTTTTTGTTGTAAAAATTCTTAAAATGTTATATAATTTAGTTAGAATTTGGTGGTGGAATTATGAATGAAAAAGAAATCAGTAAGAATATAAAGAAAAAACAAAATGTTCTTCTAGATTTAATTAAGAATGATGACAATTTAAAAAAGAAAGAAAATAGAGAACAGAAAATGTCTTATATATCTCTTGCTACACTATTTATGGAAAACTTTGGTGATAATATTAATAAGACTTCAATAGAAATGGATGAAGTCTATCCATTAGGTGTAGATACATGGAAAGAATTTTTAAATTACCCAGTTGTTAGAAAATATATTCAGTCTTTTAAAGATGAAAAAATTATGAATGTTGCTGATACAGGACTTATGGAAGGTGACAAGAATGCTGTTAGTATAAAAAAGTCTATGGAAGGTAGAGGTCCAGCAATTAATAACTCCAACATTATACTAATAAGATTACCAGAGAAAGTTAATTTTGATTAATGAATATAAGTGATTTAGTATTTAAAGGTTATACAGATGATGGATATAAATTATATAAGTGTCCATTATGTGGTGGAGAGATTAAGGTACATGAAAGTGTATTCTATGGTAGATGTGATACATGTTTAGCAACACTTATAGATTACAAACCATGTGCACACCAAGTAGATTTTCATAAGTCAAAAGCAAAATTTAGATTAAATATTGGTGGATATGGTACTGGTAAGACTACAATGGATGCAGCTGAAATAGCAGCTCATGTGTTTAGTGTTCCTAATGGTAGAACACTTATAACAGCTCAATCATTACAACAAGTTAGAGAAGCAGTATTACCAGAATTAGAGAAATTTTTACCACCTTGGTTCTTCGCAAAGAATCCCACAAAAACACCATTACCAAAATACACAATGACTAATGGTCATGAAATAATAGTATATGCTAGTGATGATGAAGAAAAAATAAGGTCTTTAAACTTGACAGCATTCTGGATAGTTGAAGCTAGTGGTGTAGATTTTAAGATTTTTACACAATTACAAACTCGTTTGAGAAATAGAGCAGCTATTGTAAAGGATAAAGAAGGTTTTGAAATAGAACATAGATTTATAGGTATTGTAGAAAGCAACCCAGAAGAAGGTTGGATAAGAGATGAGTTTTTACTTAGGTCTGGAAGGATATTTTCTAGTAAGAACGTTGATACTTCTTCTTATGCAAAACTAAAAACTAAAAAACCTGAGTCTGCTTATCATTCATTCTTGTCAGCAACAGTTGATAATAAATATTTACCAAAAACATTTATTTCAGATATGTGTGTAGGTAAGAGTGATAAGTGGATAAGAAAATATATTTATTGTTATTTGGAAGTAAAAGAAGGTGCTGTGTATCCAGATTTTGCTGATAATATAGTTGATCCTTTTCCAGTTCCAAAAGATTGGATAAGAATATTTGGTTTTGATAAAGGCTGGTCAGATGCTACTTGTTTAGCCTGTGGTGCAATAGACCCAAATACTGGAATATGCTATATTTATGATGAATATTATGAAACACAAAAAGCAATAACATATCATGCTAGAAGAATTAAAGAAAAGATTGATGGTTTTAAAATGTATAAAGGCATACAAGCAGACCCATCAGTAAGAAATAGAAATGATAGAGATGGAGTAAGCTATCAACAATACTTTTATCAAGTAAGTGGTATTTGGCTAGAAGAAGGAAATAATGTTATACTAGATGGTATAGATAGGGTAAGAGATTTTATGTACATGGGTAAACTTAAGTTCTTCACTAATTGTGTAAATTTAAAAGAAGAAGCTGGAGATTATGTTTGGAAAGTTGCTAAGGATGGTGTACAGGAAGACATTCCAGTTGATAGAAAAAACCACTTAATGGATGCTTTAAGATATTTATGTATGGGTTTACCCCTTGATTTTAAAGAATGTTATATGTCATATAAAAATGCAACACTTGAAAGTAAAGATACTATTCTGTCTATGATAAAACCAGATACAGACATAAGTGGTATTATTGGTGAGTGTGAAGGTGGAGCATATGGAATAGGTATGTTCAATATGGATTAGAAGGAGATGTAATTATGGAAGAAAAAGAATTAATCGAGAAACTAGATAAACTTACATTAAGAGTATCAGAATTAGAGGAAAGAATTTACAATTTAGAGCATGGTTCTTTAGGTACAGGTGTATATTTAGAAGGTGCTCCAGATTATGTAAAAGATTATATTACTAAAGAAGGTGAATAATATGGAAGAAAAAGAAGTTGAAATTTTAAATATGTCTGTTGAAATGGATAAAGCAAAACCATATTTAAATAAATTTAATAAAGCTAAAACATTTAATAGTTCTAGAATGGATGTTTATGCTGAAAATATGGCATTTTATCAAGGAAACCAACATTTATTAAAAAGATACAAAAATGAAACACCATGGGTTGTAAATATGAATACACCTCATGCATCTGTTGCAATAGATAATCGTGTTGCATCATTATTAGCAAATGATTATATAGGTGAGTTAATTCCTTTAGGTCTTGAAGATGTAGATAATGTTGATAAACTTGCAGATGTATACAAAAGAGAATGGAAAAGACTTAATATGGATGATATTGTTCGTGACTGCATAAGTGATTGTGCTGTAGTAAGAGAATCATATTGTCATATTGTTTTAAATAAAAATGCATCTATAGGAACAACTGGTGAAAAGAATTTAGGAAAACTTGAAGCATATAGTATAGAACCAGCTAGAATATTTATTGACCCAAATGCAAGGTCTCTTAAAAAAGCAAGATACCTTTTCGTTGCAGATAGAATGAGCAAGGAAGAAGTAGATGAAAAATATCCTAAATTAAAAGCTATAGAAGCTGTTGCTGATAACTATACTCCACAAGATAGAGGAGAAGTTTATAAAGATAATGATTATACTACCGAACAAGATGATATTAAAACTGTATTAACATACTATGGTAAGAAAAAAGGCAAAATAGAAAAAGTAGTTCTAGTAAGTGGGATAATTGTAGAACAAAAAGATATGAATCTTCCTATATTCCCAATAGCACAAATAAGATGGAAAAAAGCAGCACAAAGCTGTTATGGATTGTCTTTAATGGATGATGTTTTATCATTACAAAAGGCTGTAGTTTCTATAGAAAGTGCTGTTACAAACACAGCTATAGCCTATGCTGCTCCTAGTATGATGGTTAGAAAAGGCTGTGGAGTTGACCCTAAAGTTGTTGCAAAAGCTAATGGTGCTCCAGGTGTAGTTTATGCTGTTGATGGAGACTTGGACAATGCAATTAAACCAGTAGTTCCACCTCAAATAAAACAAGAAACTATAAGTATTAAGAATGACTATATAGAACAAATAGATAAAATAACAGGTAATTCACAACAATTTTTAGGAAATGTAGGTACAGCAGGTAATACAAAAAGTGGTACAGACACAGCTATCAGAAGAGCTACAATAATAGAAAATAAAGTACTAACAAATATAAAAGAATTTGTAGAAGATGTTACAGAAATAATAATTGAATATATTAAACAAGTTTATGCTAATGAAACACTAACTTATAACGATGGGAAGCAACCAGATGGTAAATATCAATTTACATCAGTTAAACTTCCAGATGAAAAAACTATGAGAGACCACACTAACTATAATTATTATATAGAGTTAGAAACAAAAACACCTTATAATAGAGAAAAACAAAAAGACCTATTATTAGAAATATTCCAATTAGAGAGACAATATGATGCTCCAGTTAAAACTGTTACAGTTAGTGATATTATTAAAAATTCTGATATTGAAAGAAAAGATGAAATAATTGCTAGATATAATACATTGACATTCCAGGATGCTGAAACAAAAGCAGATGCAATTACACAATTATATCAATCAGGAATGGAAGTAGGTGTAGAACCTGAGTTATTACAACAAGCTATGGCAGAGATTATTGCAAACCAAAAAGACACTCCAGCTGTTCAAGAAGTAATGGCTCAAATAGAACAAGCAGCACAACAACAATTAGAACAAGCTAACCAACAAATGGATGCTGCTACGCAAACATTAATGGCTTCACCACAAGGTCAAGCAGATATAAATTCCTTAGCACAAGAAATAGAAGGTCCAGAAACAACAATGTTAAATCAAATGGAAATACCAAAAGAAGCATAGAAATATGCTTTTTTATTTTATTGTTTACATTTATTAAAATTTATAGTATAATGTTGTTGATGAGATAGGGATATTTCAGTTAGTCATATTTAAAGTTTGTACCATAGCAAATTAAAATAAGTATGTGAAAGAAGGGAAGATAAATATGAACAACGAGTTGAATAGTGTAGAAGATATTGATGCTTTATTAGATAAAGAATTTAATTTAACAGAATCTAATGCTGCTGATGATATTGAAGAAACAGATGGAAATGTAGATGATGAATATTTAAATAATGATGATAATCAAGATTTAGATAATGATATATCTACAGAAAATGATGACAATGAAAATAATTCTAACGAAGAAAACGAAGATAATGTTACTGATAATAAACTAAGTGTAGAAGATAAAAAAGAATTTGCATTTAGTAAGATAAGAAGAGAAAATTCAGATTTAAAAAATCAATTAAATCAAAAAAATGAAGAGAGTGAATTTTTAAGTAAGTTAGCTGCTGAGTATGGCTACACTGATGTAAAACAATTCAAAGAAGCTTATGAAAAAGCAAGATATGAAAAAGAAGCAAAAGATAAAGGACTTGATCCTGTACTATATGCTCAACTTCAAGAAAGCAATAAAAGAATTGCTGAATTAGAAAATAAACAAAGAGAAGCTGAGTTAGTAAGTAGGGCTTCTAACTTTAAAAATGCTGTGGATAAAGCTGTATCTGATTATAATTTAGGAGAAGATGGAAGAACTGAAATCTTTAATAAATTAGAAGAAGCTGGTTTTACAGTAGATAGTTTATTAGAAATTCCAAATCCTGAAATTCTTATCAAAGGTATTTTATCAGATAAAATTGCAGAGTTTTCTAAACAAAAACAAATTGATAAGTTAGAAAAATTAGATAGTCTTAGTGATGATAAACATAATGGTGGTGTAGCAGATACTGCTGTATCTCTAGATGATATTATTGCTAAAGAAATGAAGCAATATAAAGCTGATAATTATTTTGATTAAAATTAAGAAAGGGTAGGTGTAATTATGAATCCTGCAAATACTACATTGGCTGTATTACAAAAAAATGGTATTAGCCAAAATGAATACTGGTCTAAAAGAATCTTAGAGATGATTAAATTAGAAAAATCAAATTTTGTATTTAGTTCATTAGGAACAGAAGTTTCAATACCTTTACATGAAGGTACTACAACTTTTACTGTTCGTAGATATAATCATATTCCTTATGATAAAGAAGGAAAACACAGATTAACAGAAGGTGTTCCTCCAACTGCATTAAAACCAGAGGCACACAAAGTTAGTGGTGTTGTTAACCAATATGGTGTTGTTATGGAAGAAACAGATGTTGCTGCAGATGTTCACTTTGATAATATTAAAACAATTTATCAACCTGAATTATCTAGACATGCATCAGAAGTTCGTGAAAGAAACATTATAGATAGTTTTGCTGATGCATCTGAATATTTCGTAGGTGTAGGTAATACTGCAGTTAATGATATAGATTCTAGTGATATTGTAACATTCAAAGATTTTAGAACTGTTGCATTAGTTATGACAAACCATAACAGAACTGGTCATAGAAGATATGCTGGTGCATTTATTGGTGTATTACATCCAAATGTAATGAATGACTTATTAGATGACCCAGTTTTAGTAAATAAATTACTTGTTCCAGGTAGTGAAAATGGACCAATTAAACAAGGTACTTTAGCTAAATATAAAGCATATGGAATGTATTTTACAGATAGTTTAATCTGTCCTGTTAATGAAAACTCAAGTAATGTAAATGTTTATACATCTTATGTTTTAGGTAAAGACCCATACATGGTTATTAAATTAGGTAGTGGAAATGTTAAATTCTATGATACAGGATTTACAGCTGATAAAGCAGACCCACTAGGACAAAAAGCAACATTCGGTTACAAAATGTGGACTGGTGCAAAAGTAACAGATCCAATGTCAATTACAAGAGTTTACTCAGCATCTGGATATGATGTATATGTTGATGATTGGTCTGATGATATAGCTGGACAACCAGCATCTCAAACAGATATAAGTGGTTAGTATTCATAAAGACTATATTGATATATAGTCTTTTTTATTATATAATTATACTAAGGAGATGGAATTATGAAGATAGCTTTTTATATACCTTATTTTAATAACATAGGTGGTATTGAGAGTTGGATATATTATATAAGTAAACTCTATGGTAAGAACAGAAATATTACTGTATATTATATATCTGGTGATGAAAAACAGATAGATAGGCTGTTACCACTTGTTAATGTAAGAAAGTTTTATTATCAAAGAATAGAGTGTGATTTAGCAATATTCTGTTTTAATACTCCAGATAAAGAAATAGAATGTTTTGAAGCTAAAAAAGAAAGAATACAATTTGTACATGCTTGTTATTCAGTTGCATATAAAGTTAAAGAACTAAAACCAAACCCATTAATAGATAGATATATAGCTGTTAGCCAAACTGCAGCTGATGACTTTTATAATCTTACAGGTATGATGCCCGAAGTTATTAGAAACCCTATATGCCTAGAAGAACCTAAAAAAGTGCTTTTACTAATAAGTGCTACTAGAATAGCTGAGGATAAAGGTTCAATATGGGAGAAAATGAAAATACTTGCTAGTGACTTTATAGAAGGAAATTATCCATTTATTTGGTTAGTTTTCACAAATAACACAAAAATAAAGTCCCCTTTTAATAATGTTATTTTTGTACCTAGTGAGCTTAATATAAGCAACTATATTGCAAGAGCAGACTATTTAGTACAACTTTCAGAAAGTGAAGCCGATTGTATATCAGTAAAAGAAAGTCTAAAACTTAAAACACCAGTAATTGTTACAAATTTTGATGCTGCTATAGAAAATGGTGTTATAGATGGGGAAAATGGATATATTTTAAATATGGATATGTCTAATATAGATATTGATAAGATATATAATAAGATACCTAAAGTAAAAACAAATATAAAACAATCAGATACTGAATGGAAAGAACTATTAGGTCCAGAACAAGAAGTTATTCCAGATGATAAAAAAGTTAAAGTTAAATGTGTATTTGCTGAAGGGTTTACAGATTTGGAATATAATTGTTTCAGGAAAAAAGGAGATATTTGGGAAACTGATATTCAAAGAGCACATAGCTTAATGAACTACAAATTAGTAAATGGTAATAACTTTACAATTATTAAATTAATTGATATAATATAGTAAAAGGAGAAATGGAATATGGAAAATTTAGAAAAGAATAAAACAGAACTAACTGATAAAGATTTAGGCTTAGAAACAGAACCTAAAAAGACTGTTACAAAAGAAACAAGCAAGAGTGTTAAAAAGACAAATGACGCACTTAAAAATGCTGCAGCAACAGCAGCTTTAAAAGCAGCTATTGATGCTAACAATGAA